GGGCTGACGGCGATGGAGGGCGTCAGCGCGCCTCGGTAGAGCAGCTTACCGGCTCCGCTCGAGGCCGTTCCGACGGCGACGTGCGTGATCGTCGGGGTGCCGGAGGTGCAGGCTGGGAAGTCGACGTTGGAGGCCGGTGAGACCACGTTGCCCGTCACGGTCCAGCCACCCGCCGACCGCGCCAGGGCCACGCGGGCGTAGCTTCCGTAGCTGGTCTCGTTGGTGGTCTGGTTGCCCGCCTCGCCAGGGTCTGCCGTATGCAGGGAAATCCAAAGCTGGGTGAGCGGAGAGGAGGCCGCGTTGTCCGCGATGTTGGCGATGGCCACGGCCTGGAAGATCAGCTTCAGGATGTCGTTTTCGAAGGTGTCGCCTTTGGACATGCCGCTACCCCGTGATGATGTTGAAGCGGCCCGTCGCGGCGACAGCCTCATCCACGCGCAGCTTGCCGCCCGGCAGGCGGCGCTCAGAGAGCATCTGGCTGATGGCGGTGTCGAAGAGGGACTTGTGGATGGCCATCGCCTCCGCGTCGCGCAGGAGGGGGCCGGCATGGAACAGAGCGCCGTACAGATAGGCGTCTGGGTGGCTCTCCAGGACCCAGTTCGTCGCGGTCGTATCGCTCAGGGCGGGGACCTTCTGGAAGTAGGTCATGGCCAGGACGTAGGTCGTGTTGGGCGTCGGATAGAGGCGAAGCTGGCCGCCGACGATCGCGTACATCTTCGGGCAGTCGGTGGAGGCCTCGTAGCCGTCCATCGTCTCCTGCGCGACGGGGTCCAGGTTCACGATCTGGCCGTTGTGCGTCGTCGTGATCGAGATCGCCTCGGCGAAGTTGGCCGGCAAGTCGGTGTATTCCGTATTGACGCTTGCCGTGGACCGCCCCGTCGATCCCTTCGTCCGCAGGGCGCGGTTCATCGTCGCCTCGGCGAGGGTGATGAAGGTGGGGATGCGATCCGTCATGTCGGAGCGCGAGAGCCAGATGGCCAAGTCGGCCTTCAGGTTGGTGAAGGTGTCGAGGGCCATGCTGCTCTCCGTGTAAACGGGCAGAGCCGCCCACTGAGGGGCGGCTCTTAGTGTTAGGCCACGACGACGGTGGAGGTCTTCTCGGGCCGGAACCAGAAGATGAGGTAGGCCTCAGCCGCCGGGTCGAGCGCGCCAGCCGTCGCGTTGATGAAGGTGATGGCGAGGGTGTCGGCAGCGGAAACCCGCGCGCCGGCAATGCCCAGGCCAGCCGTCAGGCTCGGCTTCATGGGGATGACGATGTCGCCGACGCGGAGGCCGGGGACGGTGAACGTCTGCTGCGCCGTGGTCGCCGCCGCGACCGACGCAACGTCGAGGGTGGCAGAGACAACGCCGAAGCGGTCTTCGTTGATCATAGCGCCCATAGGGTGCCCTTCTGAAAAGAAAGCGGGCCACCCGTTGAAGGGTGGCCCACCGGCCTTAGGCCTAGCGGTTGTGGAGGCGAACGGCGAGGCTCGGGCGGATCGGAGCGTAGCCGTAGAGGACATCCAGACGGCAGGGGAACCTGTCGTTGTTGATGTCGTACTGGCGGATGATCCGCATCGAGATGCCGTCCAGCACCTGCCGGCTCTTCCAATCCACACCATCCGGCATCACCATGTCAGCCGTCGCGAAGGCGAAGGCGTCCTTGTGGTACAGGAGCGAGGTGCCGGCAGTCGCCGAGGCGGTGCCGAGGAAGGTCACCACCGCCGTCGCAGAGGTCGTCGGGATGACGCAGTTCTGCCGGGCGCCACCGAGGACGATGGCGGGGCTGATCGAGATCGGGCCAGCGCCACCGGCGAAGGCCGCCGTGACCACGAACTGCTGCAGGACGCCCGTCGACACGCGGGTCTCGGGGTGGACGCGGAAGCAGTTTTCGATGGTGAACACGTCTCCGACGTTGGCCGCGCCGGTGCCGGTCGCCAGGGTGATCGTCGAGTAGGCCGTACCATCCAGCGCCAGGGTGCCGACCTGGGTGTTGGTGCGGTAGGTGTTCGCGACGCGCGCCCCGTTCGTGTGGCTGGGCCACAGGGTGTTCTCCATGAAGTCGAACCCTGCGGTGCGACCCATGTAGCCTTCGCGGTACTGCTTCGACAGGTTGGTCGTGTCGTTGAACAGGCCCTTCAGAGCGTCGACGAGGTCGACGTTGTCGGTCGTGTTCAGGTTGGCCGTGCGGTTGCCCAGCGGAGCCAGGGCGTCCACCAGGACCTTGCGGCCCGCCAGCACCTGCGGGAACGAGGACGGAGAGCCGCCGTTCCAGATCGACTGCGACACGGAGCGGTACATCGACATGGCGTCCGCTTCGATGTTCGCCGCCAGGACGTTCATCGCCGGCTCGATGATGCGCTCGGAGAAGTCGTCCAGAGACAGCGTCAGGTCGACGGAGGTGAACGCGAGGTCCACACCGCGCTGCTGGTTGACCCGCAGGTCGACCGTCTGCTCGACGGTGTCGCCGAGGGGCGGGGTGATGTTCAGGGTCGCGCCGCTCCGCACGACGTACTGGTTCGGGAGGCGGATTTTCAGCGTGTCGCCGATCTTCGCCTCTTTCTTCGCGTACTGGCTGTCGTAGTCGCGGGTGATGGAGCCGATGAAGTTCAGCTTCTGGTGGAGGACGCGCAGGGCCTCGCGGGTCACCTGCGTCGGGGTGATCAGAGTATTGGGCATCGAAGGGGTCCTTCTAAGGGAGGGGCGGCGTCATCCGACGCTGCGGTGGAGGGGAGTTCGCCCTAGCGGCGCTTGGCCAACTGGGCGTTGCGGCGACGTGCCCACTCTGCGGCGCTCAGGCGGTCGCTCAATCCGGTCGGGGGGATGGGTCTCCCCTGGACGGACTTTGCGGGCTGCACCTGCTGCACCCTTTGCTGGCGTTCGGTCGCCTTCTGCTTTGTCTGGGTCTGGCGTCCCTGGTAGGCGTCGTTCAACAGCTTCCAGATACGCGGGTCGGGGGTCTCGAACAGTTCCGACCGGGGCACGCCGTAGGTTTCGGCGAACTCGGCCAGCTTTCCGCTCAGTTCCGGCGACCAGCCCTTGATCTCGCGAGAGAGAACTCGACCCGTTTCCTGCATCGCCTTGGCGAGGTTCTCTCGCTGGTCCCGCAGACGGCCTTCGGTCTTCGTCTTCAGATCATTTTCGGCGTTGGACAGTCCGTCCTTCACCTGCTGGTAGGTCATCCACAGGGCCTGGGCCTCTGCGGGGTCGATGGCGCTCAAGTTCGACCAGTTGATCTTCTCGAACTCAGCGACCTGCGACTTGAGGGCGTGGACGCGCCCGTAGTCCTCCTGCATCTCCTCGACGGCGGCGATGCGTTGCGCTCGCTCCGCTTCGAAGGCCTTGCGGCTTTCGGAGAGTTCGGTGGTCTTGCGGGTGTAGTCCTGCTGCATCATCAGGTTGTCCTTGAGGGACCTGGGCAGCTTGTACTTCTTACCGGAGACCTCAACTTCTTCGGTTTCCTCTTCCTCGGCTTCGGGCTCATCACCCTCTTCGCCGTCTTCAAGGTATTCCTCAGACTGGTCTTCGTCTCCGTCTTCAGCCTCAACTCCACTGTCGATGTACTCGTCATCGCCAAGGTTGGTCTCGACTTCACTTTCAATAGTCATAGTTTCTGCTTCCAGAGGGGCGGCGTCATCTCGACGCTGCTTGCAATCGCAGTCCCTTGGTCCTCTCGACTAAGGGTTATTGCGAAATGTATGCGACGCCCTCAGGCATCGACTTGTTCTCTTCAGCGATGCGGCGCGTCTCGGCCTCGTAGGCCTCGATCTCCAGCTTCCGCTCCTCCAGGGAGCGGTCAGCCCGCAGTTGTTCGATCTGCGCCTGCGCCTGCTGGAGGGCCTGCTGAAGCTGCTGGCCGGCCTGCTGCATCTGCTGCACCTGGGCCTGCATCTGCATCTGCTCGGGCGACGGCGGCTGCTTGCCGGCCAGGGCGGCCTGCACCTGGGGCGGCAGGAGGGCCTGCATCCGCACAGCGAGGTCGTCTGCGCCCGGCCAATCGAGGTTCTTGGCCAGCATGTCGCCGATGACGGGAGCCGCCTGCGGGAACGCGCGGACCAGTTCGATCATCTGCGTCGCGGCCTCCTCTCGGCGGCTCGTGAAGCTGGGGCCGGCCTTGACGATGACGTCGTACTTGCCAGCCGTCAGGTCGTAGATTTTGGCGATGTCGGGGTTCTCGGCCTCCACCGGCTGGCCGGTCTGAGCCCCCTCCTCGCCCGGCACGAAGGGCTGGTTGACCTGGACGTTGCGGGGCGTTCCCTCGCGATCCATGACGCGAATGACGCGCGGGACCGAGTAAACCTTCGGGATCAGGTCGACGATGATGCGGCCTGCGTGGCGGATCGCGCGGCTGAGGTTGTCGATGTAGTTGAACGTCGAGACGTCGCCCTCGCGCTGCCTCGCCATGATCGCCCGGCCAGACGTCTCGTTCGAGCGCATGCCGAGGCTGGCGTCGTGGAGGCCCATGACGGCCTTCATGTCGTCCGAGGCCAGCAGCACCTGCTGCATCTCGCCGGCGGGCACGCCTGAGAAGGGCTGGCGCTGCGGGGCGTCGTTGCCGTCGTACTCGAGGTAGGCGTGGTTCTCGGTGTTGGCCGTCTCCCAGCGCGCACGGTCGGTGTCGAAGGCCCCAACGCGGCCCACCCAGGGCGCTTTGGGGGCCAGGGCGACTAACTCGGTCACCATGCTGGTGTGGTAGTTCACGCGGCGCTGGGGGTCCTTCGCGTCGCGGACGAGGGAGCGCAGGCGACGCCTGCCGTCGATCATGATCTCCTCGCCGTAGACGGGGACGATCGGGATGTACTGGCCGGCCCAATCGATGCTCTCCAGCACCTCAGCGCCGGTCATGATGTGCTGCACGACCTTCTTGGAGCGCACCTCGCGGGGCTGGCCGACGATCGACACGCCGAGGGCGTCGAAGAAGGCCTTCTGGGCCGTGTAAACGTCCAGGCCCATGATGGTCCCGTCGCTCAGGGCGACGATCTTCCGCAGGACCTCCTCCCGCTTCCAGAACTCGGCGATCTGGATTTGGTTTTCGACGCGCCAGTTCTCGTTCAGCGCCTCGTAGCCGTCGGCCTGCCAATCGACCTCATCGGCGCCCTTCCAGCGCGCCTTGAAGGCGGCCTTGGACATGCTGTCGACGACGAAGGCCGTGTCCCAATCGCTGCTGTCGGCTGCCGTCGAGTTGGGGTCGCCGTAGATCGAGAAGGGGTTCGAGACCCGCTCGATCACGATGTCCTGGTCGAAGGTGTCGTCGCAGGAATACTTGGTGTTGATGCGGAAGTAGCCGACGCCGCTCGTCACGGCGAAGTCGAGGGCCGTGTCGTAGGCGACCTCGGCGTTCGAGGAGACCTCGATGTTGTGGATCAGGTCGCCCAGGATTTCAGCCGTCTCGGGGTCGGCGTTGTCGTCGGCGGGGTGGACGCTGATCGCCGGCTGGTTCTGCCGGGCGTCGTTGACCACCTGACGGATGAAGGCGGGCAGCTTGTTGATCGTCAGGCAGGGACGGCCCTCGCCCTCCCGCTTGGAGCGGACGCCCTCCGGCCACTGGTCACCCAGGCGGGCGAACCTGAGGTCGTCCAGGGCCTCTTCGCGGTTGTCGTTCTCGGCCTCGGCGGCGAGATCGAAGGCCTCCAGGGCTTCCTCGAGGATTGCTTCCTTCATACCATCCAGCCTCCGGTCGTCGGCCTCGGACGCCCTCGGGGCGTCGCCAAGCGGCTGATCTTTCGGTTCATCGCGAACTCGCCCCAGGCGTCAGCGCCGTGGCTGTTCTGGTCGTGCAGGGGGCCGGTGTAGGTCCCCAGGGCGGCGTTCCACCGCTTCTTGTAGTTCCGCAGGCGCTCGATGCCCTGGGCGCACTTGTCGACGTCGAACCACGTCACGGGGATCAACTGTCGCCCGGCGTTGATGCGCTCCTCGGGGTCCGTCGGGACGCCCACGTTGACGTTGGTCAGGCCGAGGCCGTTCAGGGTCTGCAGCCGGCTCTTGCCGCTGTTGCCGAGTTCCCTGACCTGGACGTCGTGCGGCAGGTAGTGGGTGCCGTAGACGTAGGGCTTGGAGGCGATCGCCTCTCGGACGATGCTCTGCAGCCCCTCCCCGCCCACCTCGTAGTAGTCGATGGCGCGGACCTCGGTGGCGACCTGCTGGAAGAACCAGATGGCCGTGTAGTCGTCGATCCCCAGGTCCCAGGACGTCTCCACCTTGACGCTCGGGTCGTACAGGCCGCGACGGAAGCGCGACGGCTCGGCAGCCTCGGCGGCCCCGATCAGGGAGCCGTAGTAGGAGCCCGGCGTGGCGACGTTGAAGTCGACCATGTACTCCTGGCGGAAGCGGGCCTCGCCCTCCTCCTGGGAGCCGGTCTCGACGATCAGGTCCTGGCGCTCCTTGTCCAGTTGATCGCGTGTAAACACACTGGTGTCGCTGGCCGGCGAGCGCAGGGTGAACCAATCGGCGTCAGTCTCGCGCGCTTCGAAGGCCCGCGTGGCGTGGTTGCGGCCCCGAGGCGTCCACAGGAACACCGCCCAGCCGCCGTTTTCCGCCAGGATGGGCCTCATGTAGGTCCAGGCGTCGGGGCGGGCGATCGACCACTCGGAGAAGATGACGCCCACTGGCGGCGAGCCGACCAGGGAGTTGTAGTTGTCCGACCCGACGACCTGCCACGTCGCGCCGTTCTTGAAGCGGATGAACATATCCTGCTCGCGCGTCGTCTCGCGCAGGGCGGGCGGGAAGGCCTCGTCGATCCGGCGCAGGCCGGTGTGCGGGTTGACGGCGTCCCAGATCGCCTTCCGCGCCTGGGAGGCCTCCGGCAGCATGTGCCAGTAGCTGCCGGGGCGCTGAACCATCTGGGTCGCCGTCCAGTGCAGCGCGACCTCGTCCTTGCCCCACCGTCGGTGCGCGGCCACGTCTGCACGAAGGCCGCCCCCCTGGAGGTAGGACCAGAGGGGAAGCTGGTAGTCTCGAGGCTCCCAGTTGTTGGGGAGCCTAATCCTTGTCGTCATCAGTCTTCGCGCCGAAGTGGACGATCTCTACTGTAATGCCGCCCTCATGCTCGATCTTTTGCTTGTCGGCGTACTTGTTGTGCATCTTGCCGGCGTACCACTGCCGGGCGTGGATGCGGTTGCGGGCGACGGCGGGATCGGGCGTGTTGTCGGCGATGTCGATCAGTTCATCGACCACGGCATGGGCGCGAGCCTGCGCCGCCTTCTCGAACATCTCGACGAACCACTCCTCGGAGGCCAGCTTGTTGAAGACCGTCGATTTGCAGACCGTGTTCGGCTGCCGGCAGTAGGCGGTGACGCTCTTGCCGGAGGAGACCCAGGCGCAGATGTCCTCCGCGATCTCGCGTGTAAACGCGATGGGCTTGGGCTTAGGCTTTGCCATGACGATGCCTGGGCTGCGCGAAGTTCCCCTCGAGGGATTGTTCCGCTGGGCTAGTAGTAGGTCGGCTCTTCCTCGGGCGGCGGCTGCGTCTGCTGCATCATCTGGGCAGTCATAGGCAGGGCGATGGCAGCCGGGATGCCGAAGTAGGTCAGCCTGCGCCAATCAGGGACCGGCTTGGTCGGGTTGAGGCGGGTCGATCCGTCGTCCAACTCGGTCTTGGTGTAGTTCTTGTGCCCCGATCGGCGGTGGGCGTCGTCGGCGACACGAAGCTGATTGACGCTCATCCGAGGAAGCCGCTCGAGGCCGGGATACATGTTCTCGTGCGGCTCCAGGCGGCGACGGATGCGGTCCCAGACGTGCCACTGCGAGTTGAAGAGGCCGACGCCCCTCTCGCGGGCATGCTCGGCATTCATGGCCATGCCGCGCTTGTAGGCGTCGCCGATCAACTGGACGCTCTCAGGCTCGCTGATCCAGTCTTCGCCGGCCAGATGCTCGGGGATCGCCCCGCTGATCTCGCCCGTGCGGTGGTTGCGGAACTTGGGCGTGGGAGCCTTGCCAATCTCCTCCAGCAGGCCGTCCTGGCGGATCGCGTGGGGGAGGTCTGCGTAGCTTTCGTAGGTCTTGCCGCCGCCCTTGTTGACGCGGTTGAGGACGCGGGCCTCGTATGAGGCGCGGTGCTGGGGGTCGGTGAAGATCGCGTCTTCCACGAAGTTCACCATGTGGCGGTCCATCGCCGAGACGTCGGCGTTGCCAGGGTCCTGCCAGACGGTGCCAAACATGCCGGTCTTGGCCTTGAAGCCGGGCACCTGACTGATGACGCGCTCCGCGAAGTTCGACCACGGCTCGTCCTGCCGGCGGTGCATCCACTCAGGGTCGGTGCGGAACATGTGGGCGAAGTCGGCGACGCGGCTGTAGTCGGTCGTCCCGCGAACGCCCAGGCCGCCCGCCTTGCCCGAGTTCAGGCCGTAGGCGGCTGCGATCTCGTCGCTTACACGCCTCCGGTCTTCCGGCGAGATCGGCGCGCCATTGCTGCCTGGACGGTTCCAGGGGGCAAATTCGGCGAGGCGGCTGACGTCCTCCATGTTGTTCATCCGCAGGCGGCTCATGGCCATCTGGTTGGGGAACAGGGGGTTGTTCGGGCTGGTCATGCCGAACATCGCGCCGCTCCAGACCTGACCGTCGCTGAGGCCCGTGTCGTCCGTCATGGTGCGCCCCAGCTTCTGCTGGATGGCGATGTGGAGGTCTTCAGGCAGGCGGCTGGGGTCGATGCCCGCACCCTTGAGGCGCAGGAGGTCAGAGTGCGACCAGCGCCCCTCCAGCCCGCCTGGAATTTCGATCTCCTTGCCGTCCATGTCGAGGAAGACCTGCATGGGGGCCTCGTCGCCGAAGCCCTTCAGGCCGTACAACTCGCCGAAGGCCGTCTTCTCCTCGGCGGTCCACTCGTGGGGGTGCTTGCCGTTGTAGGTGACGTCGATGTTCCTGGTCGCGTCGCTGCTGCCGGTGACGCCGGCGGGCGCCTTCTGGGGCTTCATCGCCATTGGCTGGCGGGTGCGGGCAAGCTGGCGGGTGCTGGGCTTGTACCCAGGCGGGGCCAGGAGGGCGTCAGACGACCGCTTCAGGGCCTGGGCCTCGGCCAGGGCGGCCTTGGCCACCTTGGTCTTGCCGCCGCCCGTCAGGCCGTCTGCAGCCGCAGCGGTGACACCTCCAACAGCCATGACGGCGCCCTTGTAGTCCTCGCGCCTCCCGCTGGCCCGCGCCTTGCGGTCGGCGGCGTATGCCGCCTTGCCCTTGTCGACGACATTGTCGACGGCGTCGCCGACCCAGCGGTCGAAGGAGCGGGTCAGGTCGAAGCCGTCCTCGTCGGCGATCTTGTTGGCCTCGCGGATGCCGCCCTCGAGGGCCGACACGCCGAGGCCCTTGGCCATCTCGACAGCGTCTCCCCAGGCCTGGGCGGGCGTGCGGCTGCGGGCATAGCGACGCAGAGCCTCAGCGCCGTCGACCACCACGTCGCGTGCGCCTTGGGCATACCCAGCCCAGGCCGGGGGCCTCGGTCTTTGGCGATCATCTCGTCTGGGTGAGACCATCTGACCTCCGAGGCACGAAAAACCCCTGGGAGGTGAGGCCCAGGGGTTGATTGCTGCCGGTGCGAGCGAGGGGGGGACCGCCACGCACACTTCTGAGTGCAGACTTCTCCCTGCCGCTGTTCGTCCAGGTCCGTCAACGGTACGCCGTCAGAGGGCCGCGCTGCGCCCCCTGCCGCTGCCGGGTCGGACGATGATCTCGCACAGCCGGCGCTGCTCCCGCCGCTCCCTGGCGAGGTCGAAGGGCACCACCTGATGCGCCCTGACGTATCGGTCGATGCGGATGATGCGCTGGAACGCATCAGGCAGCCGCTCGTACTGCTCGGGGGTCATGCGGCCCTCGCCAACCCGGTCGCCTGCAGCAGGCGCAGGGCGGCCATCAGGAGGGCCTCGAGGGCAGCCGCGTCGGCCCCATTCTTGGAGGCCTCCCTGGGCGTCTTCTCCTCGCCGCAGATGAGGTCCATCGCCTGGATGAGGCTCTGCTCGTTGCCCAGGCGGGCGCGCATGCCGGCCAGATCGTCCCTGGCCCGCTGGCGCATCCTGACCAGGATGAAGGAGGGCGGCATGCGGATGACGCTCGATCCGCCGCCGTTCGTGTCGCCGATGCAGGAGCGGATGCTGTCCTCGCCCTGGGCCACGCGGTAGGCGTCGCCGTAGGTCTCGCCGATGCGCTTGAGGTCGGGGGGCATCCGCCCCTGCTTGGCCAGCCAGCCGAGGCCGCTCATGCGGCGGACGGGCCTCGTCCTGGCCCCCTTGCCCGGCTCCGGCGCGTCGAAGGCCTCACCGCGAGAGAGGCCGAGGTTGACGCTCTCAGCGACGCCAGCCTCGACCTCCTCACGCTCCCGCCGCTCCCTGGCCCTCGTCTCCAGGCGGGCGAGGCGCTTGCGCTCCAGGCCGGCGATGTAGTCGTGCCGGGAGATGCGGGGCATCAGGTCAAAATCTCCCTCCAGGCGACGAAGGAGATCGCCGCGCAGGCAGAGGCGAGGGTCACGGCGAGGACGACGAGCATGGCCGTCATGGCGCCCCAGGCGATCTTGTCGATGAGGTCGGGCTTCATCGTGTAAACGCCTTCCTGACAGCCGCCTCAGCCTCGCGCTCGAGGCCGATGACCATGATGAGCCGCTCGCGGGCGGCGCGCCTCTTCTCGCCACGGCTGGGACCGGACGCGCTCAGGCGCAGCCGGGACGGCGTGCCCCGGTGCGCGTGGCGGGCCTTGTAGTCCCTGGGCCGGGCGTCAGCCGCCCAGGACTGCAGGAGGGCCTCTGCGGCGTTCATCAGCCCCAGTGCCCCCTGAGCATCTCCTTCATGGCGTCGCAGTCGTCGTCGTCGTCGTCTTCGTCGACCTCAGTGGGGATGTAGTGGCCGCCGCCGTCCGTCTCGATCTGGACGGTGAAGGCGGGCGTCTCGATCGGCTCGTCGAAGTGGATCGTGATCGACACCAGCTTGCCGCTCGGCCCCTGGGCCACGTCCAGGCCCAGTTCGGAGGGCGGGATCAGGCGGTTGCCGTCGCCGCCAGTGGACGCCGGCCTGTCGTCGCGGCGCGGAGCCTCCGGCTTCTGCATGGGTCCGCGATCGGCCTGCAGCCCGCAGAGGGCGTCACCGACCCGCCGGTTGACGAGGCGGAAGAGGGCCTTCGCCAGGGCGTCCGTTGGCGTGTCACTGCTCACAATGACATTGTCGACGATCTGCTCCGCGTCGAGGCGGGCCTGCTCAGATGTGTAGGTCATGGTGTCCTTTGCGGTGGTGGATCGCCGGCCAGGACGGCCAGCGCGCAGGACATCCCTGAGGGTGTTCTGCCGGCCTTGGCAACGGTACGCCGTCGGGCTATGCGCGCGCGATACCGGGCCACGCGGGCGGCGCGCTCGCAGCCCTCCAGGAGCCCCACAGAGGCCCCTCCAGGCCCCTCCAGGCCACCACCCTCCGCGAGACCCTTCCAACCCCAAAAAACAACCCCTCCGAAAAGGTCTCGGCTTCAGGGTTGAAAAGGAGGGTTGTTCCTTAACGGAACAACCCCTCCAACCTTTCAACCCCTCGGGGGTGCCGCAGGCCCTCCAACCCTAGGACTAGTTGCCCTAGTTGTTTCCCAGGGTTGTTTTTTCAACCCGGCTATTTTGCCCTACCCCTCCTCCCCCTCATCATCGCCCTCATCCAGGCCCTCGCAGACCATGTCGGAGCCGCAGTCGGGGTCGGGGCACTGCAGGGTCTCAGCGACCGTCAGCCACTTCTTGGAGGCGCGGAAGGTGAAGCCGCAGCCGGTGCAGACGGCCTTCAGTTGGCGGTTCTTCTGCTCCTTGGGCGCGCCCAGCGAGCGCAGGCCGGGGACGACCTTGGCGTGGGGGTAGAGGGGCAGTTGGGCGATGATGTCGTCCGCGATCTGCCAGAGGAGGGGCGTCGAGACCAACTGGGTGAAGGGCGAGGCGAAGCCCATCTTGGCTGCCGCGTCGCAGAAGGGGCGCTTGTGGCCCGTGCCCTCCGGCAGGCAGGTGTGGATGATCTCGTGGATCAGGATGGCGAGGACCATCCGCCGATCGTCCTCAGCCGGCGTGATGAAGATTTCCGCGTGGCCGGAGGTCGAGGCGCGGTGGTGCCACGCCTCACCGAGGACGGTGCGCTTGCCTGCGCCGCCCAGGGAGGGCCAGCCGCAGGTGACGCGGTAGGGCGTCATGTCGAGGCCCGTGCGCTCCTTGATGATGGGGCGCAGCAGTTCGGCGGCCATGGTCAGCCACTGCTCGCGGGTGTCGGCGCGGTGGCCGGCGGCGATCTCCGCGTCGATCGCGTCGAGGGCCTCG